CCTAGCCACCAAAGCCTCCCAGAAGGCAAGCCAGACCCCTTTACGACCCCATTTCCAAGACCGACAATAGTATGAGTATCTACGCAGACTTCGCCCAAGACGCTAAAGATATGCTGGCAGACTTCGGTGTGACTGGCTCAATCCCTTCTGGCCCGACATTCCTCTGCATGATTTCCGATCCGGTATTAACTCAGGTCTTAGAGGCTGGTGGTTATTGCGACCGCACTCAATTCTCGGTTAAGGTCACGGCTACGACTTCGGCTTGGACTGCGAGCGATGGTCGCGTAGGTGCTTCAGCTGCTTTACTTTCCTCGGGCCTTCCAATCTCGGCACTTTCAATCGGTAAAAAAATTACGGCTGGTGGCAAATCTGTCCGAATCACTTCGCAGACTTATAAGCCCGGCTCGGCGTGGATCATACTCGTCGTAATCGACGATAACCAGTAATGGTATCAGTATCGGTCAAGATTGACCCGAAGTCTTTTGAAGAATTTCAGAAGGCTTGCGAAGAGTTTGCTAAAGGGTTGGGTGTGGATACGCACGACGTAGCAATTCGTCAGGCACATTTGATTTGCATCGATGCTATGAAATTTACCCCCCCTATGGCTAAAAGCGGTGGAGACGGTTTATCAAATAATGCAAAAGATTTGGGGTATGGTGCGGTCAAAGCCGATGTTAATTCAATCGCTGTAAGCTCAAACAAACGTTCAGCTGCATTCCTGATGTATCGCAAACTCGGTGATGCTGCTTTCCGTAACGATCGCAGTTACTTTAATAACGTTATGAACAATTCTAAGAATGTTCTAAAAGGTGTTCGCAATAGTATTATGGTTAAGATTGCAAATGACCCCGATCACGAAAGACAATTTAAGAAAGCAAAGAATCTATTTGCTCGGGCTATTCCACAATCAAGCACTGACAATATTTCACAGAAATTCTATACCGATATTGAAGCCCAACATACGCGTATGAAAAAAAGATACGAAGGTCGCAATATCCGTAAGAAACAACGGCAAATGGATTGGCTTAATAAATATGTTACTACTGACCAATCCGTGATTGATAAAGAAATTAAACGCAGTCAATTACAAGTCGGTGCATTAAAGGCCGGCTGGTATAAGGCAAAACAAAGAATACCAAAGATGAAAGGCAGAAATGTAAAGAACCCAGGTTCAGAACATATTGGTGCATGGATTAAGAAACATTCAGCGCCTAATGGCATAACTAATTATAGTTACAATGAGAAGACTTTAAGCCTATCACTTGTAAATTTAATCGGTGATAATAACAATGTTGCAACTACTGCAGGAACTAAAAATATCGTTTATGGCAATCGCGTAAAACAAATGCCTTTAGAACTTGAAAACGTACTTAAAGCTCAAGCCGAAAAATTTAACAAAAAATCTAAATAACAATGGGAACTAAATCTATCCGCCATATCGTCGAACAAGTCTTAAAAACTTATCTATCTACGGAGACAGGCCTCACAGGTGTCAGTCTTTACACTGGTGATTCTGCCGATGTCATGACCTTACCTAAACTCGTTATACTTTGCGAATCTGCCCGCACGCCTAACGACCTACCTGAAGGCTTAGGAAACTATTCTTGTTCCGTCCGTATGACCCTTTTCTCAAATGCCGACGATACGACCCTGACGGATCACCGCGCGCGATGTGCTGGCCTTGCTGGTTCAATGTCGGTCGATAGCTTACCCAATATCAAAGCTGCATTCACCGCCTCAGGGGACGCTACTTGTTACGATGTCACTCCTCAGAACGAAGACGAAGGGGTCGACGAACGCTCCTGGGCTACTGTTTTCTCGTACGATGTCATAGTCGTTTTACCCGCCTAATCGCCTCGTTGCCAATTCCCTTAATTATATATGGCATCCGTATCCAAAGGCGTAACTTGTTTGTATGGCGTAGCAGGAACTGTAACTAATCTTTACGTTCAAAGCTACTCGGTTTCATCTTCGTTTAACAACGAGGACATGGTACAAGACGAAAGCGGTATCACTAAGACCTGTCGTTATGATGACCGTAAATCGGAAATCACCGTCGAAGGTATTGTCAAAACTTCTGGTATGCCTGTGCTTGGTGCTTCATTCAGTTTCACATTAAACGCTGACACGGCTTATCCAACAGGTAGCCCCTCAGTTTCATTTGCTGGTTGGATTACGAAGGTAGACGAAAAGGGCGGTAACAAAGAATTTGTTAAAGTGTCCGTCACCGCAGTTGACTACGAAGGCGTAGCCCCATAATTTGACGCGGTGGATAACCGCTTCTTATTTGCCTTTACTGACCCGGGAAAGTTAAAACTTCTGGGTCGTTTTGTTTACCCTTTCTGCATCAAGTATCGGGTGCGGCTGCTGGCTATCAATTCACCGTTAGTAAATACTCATAGGGACATCGAGCCTCTAGACCTAGTCTTAGCCGTTCAAATTTGCTCTGAGAGACGCTTTGGCGAGTTAACCTGGCTAGACCACTGGTATTTAGCTAAACTTAATCGTAGTAAAAAATTCTTTGCAGAGACTATTGCTAAATTTACTGCATACGCTTATCAAAGTATCTGGCCTAAATTTTGGGAAAAGACGGACAAGGAAGGCGGATCTAAAGACGGAGGTATCGGCTGGCCTCTTATGGTCATCGCTAATTTAATCAGTAACGGCATCACGGAGGATAGGGCTTGGAATATGCCCGAGTGTCAGGCCATTTGGTTATCGACCGCGTTCATTAAAATCAAGGGTGGCGAAGTTAATGTCCTGACTACGGAGGAGGAGGAATTTATGGAGCAGGAACGGAAGGCTAAGGCTGAAGCAGACAAGCCAGTTGCCGAAAAGTCATAGGTATAAGAACACGTTATGGCTAATCAACAAATAGGATTCGATGTAGTAGGAACTTCTAATGCAGCTGAAGTCATGGGTAAAGCTGGAAAAGAAGCAGATAAATTAGCCAATAAAATTAAGAAAGCATTTAATTTCAAAACTGCTATTGTAGAATCAATACTAGCAAGTTTTGGTGCAGCTGCGTTAATTGATAAAACTATATCTGCAATCACTGAAAGCATTTCACACATGGCTACAGTACAACAAGAAGCTGCAAAAGTTGGAATAGACCCTGGTGAATTTGATAAACTTGCAACGGTTGCTGATAAGAGTGGAGTATCAATGCAAATTTTAGGAAGTGCATTACGTCACTTGAAACTTGAAATGAAAGATGCGTTAACAGATACTAATAAAATGACTTTATTTACTAAAGGATTAGGTTTTGCTGAGGCAGATTTGAGAAGCGGTAAAATTAAAACAATTGATGTTTTTTCGAGAATTGCACAAGCCATGCAGGGTGAAGAAAACGAAAGTACTAAATTGGCTATAGCAACAGCCTTTTTAAGCGATAAATTTGGAAGTCAATTATTACCTACACTTCAAAAGATTGCTGATAATCCTGATATATTTAAGGGAATGAATGCACAGGCTGAAGAAGCTTATAATGCAGCTGATCGTGCAATGGAAAAATGGTCTAAACTTGGCAAAATTGTAGGTGAGGGTTTAGCAATTGCGACTATGGATATATTAGAAAATCCTATTGCGCCTGGTTATGTTTCACCAATTACTGAAGATGAGCAAAATGCTATTAATAAAAAAGAGGAACAAAATAGCACAAAAGTATCTGATGAAGTAGCTGCACAGATTAATGCAGATTTACAAAAGGCAGGAATAACAACTGGCTTAATGCCGATAAATCCTACTAATGCTAAAGCGATTACAGACATTCAAAACAAAACTACTAAAGACTCAAACACAATAGCCAACTCCCTCGGTGCTTCAATGGGTAACGGCCCTACCTCCGGTGTGATCGGGGTCGGGAACAATGCGACATTCTCACTGATGGAGGAGCAACTTGATGCTCTCAAAGATATTAAAGATGCCATCGATAGACTTGGCCCAATCTCGCCAATGAACACAGACTTTACAAAAGAATCCTACAAAAATATAGCATAACTTTATGGCACGACAAGATTACGGAGACGATTTACTAGAAGACATTCTATTACCAGGCTGGAAACTTTCCGACGATGGTTTTGGACTGCATACTCTAAGCGCTACATTCAAAGCAGACGCGACTTTAGGATTCGAGTTTCTACGCGGTGATCCTTTTACTGTAGAAGATTATAACTATTGTAAGCTACATAAACAGACCACTAGTTTTGATGCCCTTGGAATCGCTACAACAAACGCTGAATATGTCGGCATCGATCCAGACATAAATTCTGGTAATTATACCAATCCACAAATCACTAGTGCTGGTGGTTTGACTACTGAAAAGATTGAATCGCATCCATACTTTGCAGTTACATTTGCTGAAACTAGATTACGAATTGCTGGCTCAGAACCTTATACTGCTAGCCCAATAGGTCCATTAGTAGCCATTAAAAATCCTTCAAATTATAACTCTATTACCGTTCCTGGTGGTGCAATCGGAGTAACTAAGCAACAGTCGTTTATCGGTGATAATGGTGCATGCTTTGAAAATGCGACAGGTGGTAAATTCCTAGGCTTTTTTGATCCTGCTTATCCATACTTTTATGGAAAGACTTCTTACCTAGCACCTCAGCAAACTATCTCAGGAATTGTTTACGTCAAAGAAGCAACACTCGCTAATAAATTTTTAGAGTTACTTAATTACTCTTCAGGTGACGCTAATTGGAAAGGTAATTTGCCTAACATAATTCCAACATATTTGACCGGACCATTTACCATAACTGTTTCTACAGGCCCTGAAACTACTGATACTTATAATCTATTACTTTTAACACAGGTTAACATTGAAAGTTTCGGTGCATTGTTTAAGATTAGTTATGAAATTAAATACAGTAGCGTTGGCTGGCATCCAGCAGTTTACGAAGAAGCAACCGAACCAGTAACCGAATAATGCCTAGACCACTTCCAGGCGTAGGATATGTCTTCAACTCTACCAATAAGGGTTTCTCATTAGACATAGAGAAAGACACTGAGAGTTTCTTTGATATAGAGAACTATATTAAGTTTAATCCTTTTACCTGCATAATTGAAAACGCTATTGTCGGTGGAACTAAGGTACATAGATTAAAGATTAAAAAAGGAACGGTTACTTATAGTTGGGCAGTAAGCGATTTAGGGGTTACAGGACCTGGTGGTCTTTGTCCGTACTTTTATGATATCGATAAGGTAAACCTATTTCCTAATGGATCGCGAACAAATGGCTCAGATTCAAATTCAGAATATGTTAATGATGGTGGTTATGTAACTCTAGCTCCTGGCTATGATTATGTAGTCTTCGTTTATATGTTAGCGCCAAAATACGAAGTAGAAAATCCATCAGAATTTAATGTACCGCAGCTTTGTGTATCTCGTACAGATCAGTTACCATCAACTAATATCAATGATGCAGATAATGTATCCGGACGAACATCAGATATAAACTCATGGCTTACTATTGGAATATCGGCTCAATATATTGGTTTCAAATATAAGAATACCTTTTCACTTAGGTCTAATATTGCCACTATATTCTGGGATGACTTTAATAGTAAGTTTGTTATCACTCAGTTAAACAATTATCCGAATATGAAGTTTGCTCCACAAATAATCGGTGGCGGTAATACAGAACCTTATTTTGATAATTCAACGGTTAATTCAATTAAGAATGCTATTACTGGTTATACAAAGGATTTAAATACTGATGAAGTAGGCTACAATTCTGTAGGTCAAGGCGAACCTTAACCCTCTGCCAATTCCACCAATTTTATATGTCCACCGTATCAGCAATATTCAAACGAGGAACGACCCTAGCTGCGACAGTAACCTACACACCAGCAACAGGTGGCCCGGCTAATTTACTCGGTACGACATTAACGAGCGACATTCACACCAGCGACGGTGGTTTCTTTCACACGACGATTGTTAAGGCTAACGACGGTATGTCATTTACTATACGCTACGACGATACGGCTAACTGGTCTTTAGGTAGCGCGCGCTGGGATATTAAATTTACGACTGGT